CATTTTGGGATTACCGGTGAGCAGCTGCACCTTATCTTCCAGCAGGAAGTCAAGCTGTTCACCTTCCCTAAGCCAGCCCTTCTTCCACAGGATGGCTTCAGCAGCCTGGGTCTGGGTAGGGGTTGTGATGCCAATGCTTTCCCACCAGGCTTTGCTAGGCTGGCTGGCCTGGGGCTTGGCACTAGGCTGGGTCACATAGGGCTTAGACTTGCTGGCCAGGTTGCCATCATCATCAGCCAAGTCTGTGTCAGCACTGATCCCTGCAATGGTGCTGATGGCATAACGCTTTAGGTAGGTGGTAATGCTACCCAGCTGCTGAAGGTTTGTGCCTTCAGCCCTTACGGACAATTCTTTAAAATCAAACCGGTGGCCGGTGTGGTGCAGCACTTCTGTCTTAACAGAAATCTTCCCATCATCTGTGTAAGGGGTTTGCAGGATGGCCAGGCCATAGCTGGCAAACACCGGCTTAGCTTCAGCCAGCAAGTCACCTAGCCCAAAATACTTGGACTTAAAGTGTGGGTTGAATTTATCAGCTGCCACATTCTGGCAATTGGCAATGGCCAGCACCAGGGCTTCAAAGGGGCTGAGCTGCTTAACAGCTTCAGACAGTGTGACCGGGGTGGTGGTGGTGGTGGTAGGGATGGAAGCCTGGGCTTCCGGCTGTGTGGGATCTTTGGGCTTTTTCATTGTGTGTGTGGGGAAAGGAGAAGCTTCAGACAGGGCTTGAACCTGCAACCTATGGTTTACAAAACCATTGCACTACCATTGTGCTACTGAAGCAGTGTGCTTAGGCTTGCTTATCAATCTTCTGGGTAAGGGAAAGGAAGTCAGCCAGCTGTTGCTGGTTGTTAAGGTTAATCCGCTTTGTCTTACCGGCCTGGCCTGTTCCCAAATTCCACAGCTGCTGGCCATTGTGGATGATGGGCTTAAGCTTCCGGGCTACTGTGCCACAGGGAAGGATGACATAGGGTGTGCTGCCAATCGGTTTGATTTCCATAGGGTGTTTGGGTGTGTTTAGTTTCTAGGTGAAAAGTTAATGGCATAGTCCAGGATAAGCAGGGCATCACTTGTCTTAAGGGTCAGACCGGTCACCCCTGGGTAACGCCTGGAAGCTTCTGCTTTCAAGGCTGACTTCCACTGCCCTTGCATCAGCTTACCCTTGGCAATGCCAAGCCCAGCTTGCCAGGTCTGTGGGCTGACTAGAATGACCCGGTGCTGTCTGCCAGCAGCCCAGCCTTCCAGCCATCCGCAGGATTTGCCTAGCTTGAAGGCAGCACTGCTGGGGATAATCCTGCCCACAAAGGGTGGCACTTTTTCAATGAAGATAATAGACCCAAAGGGGATTAGCTCAGCCAGCTCAGCCGGATCAGCAGGGATGGGGTGAAGCCCAATGACAGCAGCACCAGCTGACTTAGCCAGGATTGCAACCCCACCGGATGCACCAGGGTCAATGGCTGCAACAGCAGGAAAGTTATCTAGTAGGTCTGTTTTCAAAGCAGGATTATCTAAGCAGCTTGGATTTGCGGACTGTGATGGCTGGGCAATTGGTTATGTCAAACCCTGTTTTCCGGTATCCATTGAAGCCCAGATTGTGGATGGCATACAGGTCAACCAGGGTAGGCTTCCGGCCTGTGGCTTGGGTGAACCTAGCTGCATTGATGCTAAGCCAGCTGTGCAGATAGTCCCTGGCAATGGTGGCATCCAGGGCTTTGTGGTAGGGATAGACCGGCAGACCCTGCTTCACCCGCCAGGCTGAAGTGTCCTGCCAAGCCGGATAGTGAAACTGTGCCAGCCCAAGGCCAGCACCCAGATCACCCCTGGCATCAGCCCGGCCACTGCTTTCAATGGCAATGACCTTATCCAGCATAGCCTGGGTGATGGTGGCCTTAGACACACTGCACATAAGCAATAGGGATAGCAGTGGGGCTTTCATAGGACAGCACCCCATTGTTCAGCAATGGCATCAGCTATACCTTGGAATGTCCGGCTGCGGATGGTAGCTCTTTCAGCTGGTGTCCGGCCTACACAGGCAGCATCATACATCCATTGTGACTGCCTCTTTACCTTGCCTGTGGTAGTGCATACCCAGGTTTTAAATTCCCCCTTATCCACAATGTTTGTGGGTTTAAGCAATGGAAGTCCCTTAAGCCATAGACAAGTGGCCTTGGACATTGGATGCCCAAACATCCAAGGGTGAATAATCTGATCCGGCTTCCGGATTTTGGAGCTGATAACTGAAATGGGATTTTCCACTGCAATCCTGGCAATGGGTGCATCCATCAAACGCTGGACAAAATCCAATGCAGCTTGCTGCCTACCATCTGCAATCTTCTGGGCAAAATACTTGCTGCCACTTACAGCCAGATGGGTGCAGGGTGGGTGGGCAATCATAAGGTCAAAGTGCTGGCTTCCGATTAGGTCAAACACATCACCTTGGTAGTGTGGTCCTGGGCTTTCAGTAGGCTTAATGTCACAGCTGATGGCATCAAAGCCCTTGGCAATGAAGGCATCCCGGACAGCACCGGAACATTCACAGGCAATAAGGATCTTAGGCATAGGATTATTTGCGGACAGGCATAACATAGCCCTTCTGCACTTCACCATCTTCCCAGGTCAGCCGGTAGCTTAAGGCCAGGAAACCACCATAGGCAATGTGGGCATCCAGCCAGACTTCACAGATGAAGGGCAGGGTTTTAAGGTGTGCTTCCTCATCAGCCAGGATTTGCTTGGCCTTCTTAAGCACACCCTTTTCAGTCAGATCCCCTTGCAGCAGCCGGTCATTTAGGAAATAGAATTCCTGCATAACATTGTGCAGGGTGAAGGTGGCTAGGTCTTTACTCACTTGGGTTGGGGTAGGTGTGTATTGCATAGGGTTATCAAAGGTGATTGGGTGGCAAGCCTGGTCACTTATCCCACCGGATGCAGACCAGCACCGGGTGACGCATTGACCCGGAAGGGGTGAGCTGCTGGCAAGCCACTTCAGCTACCTTGCCAATGTATTGGGCAGGGTTGTCATAAAGATCCACCCGCAGGGCATCATCCAGGCCAGACCCTACTGCAACCATTGTGCCTTTATGGTTCACCAGCATAGCACCGGCAGCACCATCATACCGGCCTTTTCCTGGGGTGAAGCCAATGATTGTGCAGTCATAGGTTTCACAATTCTTCAGCTTAATCCAAGCCTTAGTGCGTTTGCCTGGGCTGTAAGTGCTATGCACATCCTTCAGCATCACACCTTCCCAGCCCAGCCCAATGGCAGTGCCAAGCAAAGTTTCCGGATCAATGGCTTCACTGTCCAGGGTTTCAAACACCGGCACTAGCAGGATGCCATCAGCTGCCAGGCCATCAGTCCCCACTTCTTCAAACAGGCTTTGAAGCAATCCCCTTCTGGCTTCATAGGTCATAGCTTCACAATCAGTCCAGCCTTCCACCATAGGCACATCAAATACAGCAAGCCTTGCCAGATCCGCTTCCCCGGCCTTCTTCATCAGCTCACCTACCCCGGTGAAGAAGTCACCCATTGCAAGGGCTTCACAGTCCAGGCAGACAGTCTGGCCAAGGTGCTTGGCAATCCGCAGCAGGGCTGGGGTCAGCTTGCCAAGGCTGGTGATGGCATTGCCATTTCTGGTTTCGTAAGTGACCCAGCCTTGGCTTGGGTTGGCAGTGACCATTACCCGGATGCCATCCAGCTTAGGTTCAACAGCCCAGGTCTTACCGGGCTTGAATTCAGCAGGGCAGCTGCTGGCCAACATAGGTTTGATGGGAAGCATAGGGGTCACTTCTGTTTGCTGGTGAACAGCTGGCACAGGCTGACACCCAGGATCACCGGGATAAGGATGGTAATGAAGAATAGGGCTAGGCCATAGCAGCCCTGTTCATAGTCAGCCTGGGTCAAAGGCTTGTCATAAGCAGCCCGGTGATTGGCCGGGGTGGTAGTGTGTGCTTTCATAGTGTGGTTTTTCATAGGTGAAATTATTTAGGCCAGATCCCATCAGCCTTATCCCAATTCCCCACAGTGGTATCCCTTCTAGCTGCTGTCCCCCTGTGGGTCTTAGCACTTCCGTTCCGGTGATGTGTCCGCAGGGAATGAGGCCGCACCCTAAAGATCCGGTCAGAAATAACTAGCTTCCAAAAGGTAAGCTGTTCCTTATGCTTCTTCTTAATGCCAAGGGCATCAACCAGCAGCTGACTGTTGGCAGGGCATTGTGCAATTAGGGCATCATCATCAACCAGCCAAGCTTCCAGCTTGGCCACCCAGAAGGGTGCAGCATAGGTCAGCTGGGCGGGTGTCCAAGTTTTAAGATTACACCGGTTGGCCGGGGCAGTGGGGATCATCATAGGGCTAGTGGTCATAGGCAGAAGGTTGATGCCCTAGCTGCTGCCTGTCAAACAATTTGTGCTGAAGCTATTACAACCAGGCGGGGGATTTATAATGACCTAAACCCTAGCTTTCCGCAGGGCTTCCCTAGCTTCCTGCCTTTTCCGCAGCCATAGCACCTTGGCCAGCCGGTCAGTCTGGGGCTGCTGCTTAGCCTTCCTAGCCTTCCTAAGCAGGGCAGACAGCTCACTGATGGTTGGCCTAGGGGTGGGCTTCATACCGGCCTAGGAAGCCAAGCCAGACCCCAGCAAGCAAGCCTAGCCTTCCTTCCCAGCTGCGGATCTTCCACCGGCCATCTTCCAGCCAAGGGCAGCTGCTATCATACAGCACCCAACACCCAAGGCCAGGCTTACATCCCTGCAAGTCAGCAGGGCTTGGGTGGCACTGTTCAAATTTCTTTCCAGGTTTTTATCATCAGCCACAAAGGTCTGCCCTGGCTGGTCTGTGATAAGCAGTGCCATCACATTGGCTGACCGGATGCTGGTTAAGATGAAATCAGCTGTAAGGTAAACAGTGATAGCACACAGACCAGCAATGATGATACAGCCAATGACAGCCAGCAGAAGATTGGCCGGGTGCATCCCATAGGGTCTGGTTTCCTGGTCAGTCATCACTTTGTTTTCTTCTTCTTCTTCTTAGGTTGCTTGCTGGCTTTGCTCAATCCCCTTTGTGCTTCCTGCACCTTGCCCTTCATCTTAGCTTCCAGGAATTGAAGCCCATAGTTTAGGATTTCTGGGCTGGCAAACCCGGCTATGCCACAGATGCACACCCGCAGATTTTCAGACTGCACATAATCCTTTGAAGCAAAGTTAACGAAATAGGCAGTGACCATAGCAGCCACCCCAGACCTGACCAGGTAGCCCCAGCTAGGCCGGTCTGTGGACAGCAGCTGCCTGGCAACCATAGCAGACCCGCCCAGGGCAGCAGAAATAACACCCTGCTTCAGTGCTTCTTCTGATGTGATTGTTTCAAATGATGGGGCTGCTGCCATTGTCCGGGTTGTTAGGTTGCTTCACCATTGCATCAACAGTCACATCAGCCAGGACAGGCTTGGGGCTGGGCTTAATCCATCGGTAAGTTTTCACACCCATTGCCAGCAGACCTTGGAAGGCAGCAATGGACAGTGTGACCCCAATGATCCAGGGGAAATAATTGCTTTCAATTACCCAGGGCAGGGCAGCTGTCATTACCCCACCCAGCACCACCAGACCGGCAGACAATTTGCTGACCCCTACCCAATGGCCAAAGGCCATAAGCAACACACCCAGGGCAATCATACCAGCACCCAAGCCGGTGAGGATCAGCAGACCCTTTTCCTTCCGGGCTGCTTCCAGCTCAATATGCTTATCATCACACTGCTTTTTAAGGGCAGAAATTTCAGCCTGGGATTGCTTCTGCTGGGCTTCCATCTTCTGCCATAGGTTATCTAGGTCAGCCTTTAGTTTATTCCCATAGGCCAAAGCTTCAGCATAGGCTTTGGGGTCAGCTGCATCAGCCCTTTGCCTAGCAAATGCCAGATCACCCGGCTGGGGATTGGGAAGGTAGGCAGCAGCCACTGACAGCTCAGCTTCCACCTTGGCTGGTTTACCGGCAGTGTTGGCTTCCCTGGCAACCTGGACAGCAGAAGCCACCCGGCTATCAGCCTTATCAAGCTTATCCCCTAAGACCTGGGAAGTCTGGGGCTGGGCTTCCGGTTGGGGATCTGGCTTAACTTCCGGCTGGCAGGATTGGAACACAGCAACCAATGCCAGCATAGCCAAACGCATTGGGCTTATTTCTTAGCAGCTGCAATGATGGCCTTGGCCTTTTCCTCAGTGGCCTTCAGCTTGGCAACATTGTTCCGGTAAACCAGGATGCCTGTGATAGCCCCGGCCAGGTA